TAACATCATTATTAAATGACCTAAATGCTTTATTAGTTTCACCAGGACTTGTAGTAGAATCTGTTGTATATAGTCCACCATTCGTGGGATCAAGCTTACTTCCTATCATTCCTGTTTCAATCCATGCATCAGCATTATTTGTTCCTGACCAAGATAAAAACCATCCATTAGCAACAAGTTGCTTTACGTTATATATTGGACTAAACTGAGTATAAGACTTTTGTGCTCTGTTAAAGCTAACCAATAATGATTGTCCTATTTGCTTAAAGTTATTAGTACTATCTATAGCGACTGTAGTTGTATTGCCTACTGTTTGAGTAGATTGATAAACTCCTGCACTATTATAAACATAATAAGCTATTGTAGACTCTCTTGTTAAAGCACCATAGCAAGTTAAATACCACTTATCTTCTTTATAAAAACATTCCCATCCAAACCTATTACAAGCATATTCTAAAATATCATAATAACTTAGATATTCTCCATATTGCTCCATTAGGTAGTTCTTCTTTAAATACATATTTTCTATGTTTCTAGAAGCTATATTTGCTGTTTTATAGTATTCATTAATCCATACATCTAAAGTAAACTCAGTCTTACTAAAACAATCAATAAGTAAGTCTTTTAAGCTTACTTGATCCTCTGAATTAAAACCAATACCATTTGTTAGATTGAAGTAGTATTTCTTGTTCTTAGTCCTAGCTAAACCATCAACAAATGTCAATGATAAACTATTTAGATTTACAGGTGAAAATTGAACACTATCTACAGGTATAAAAAATCCTCTCCAAATAACTGTAGTCCAAGTATAAGAACCATTATAAGTTCCTTTTGTAACAACTATCATATAGTCATTATCATCAGCCGTAAAGAAGTCTTGTAACAAATTAGCGTAGTTAGTGCTAGTTTGATATTCATTCTTTACAATATTTAAAGTAGCTCTTGTAGCTAAGACTGGTGTATAAGCATTACCCTCTGTATCTATGGTTTCTATAACAAAAGGACTATTAGAACCAGTTAAAGGATATATAGTCGTACTAGAATAGCCGTCTTTGTAAATCTGAGCCCTATAGACGGTGTTTGTGCCATCAGGTGTAGCATATACATCATCAAATATTATCTCGTATTTTGGGTTTATAAATGCCATTAGAACGTATTATTATTGTTTCTACCTGCTTTGTTCATTAAAATTAATAAATCATTACCGCTTATTCTAGCTTCTAAAGTTCCGCCTCCTCCACCAATAAGTGATTTAAGCTTATCTAAAGGAGCTACAACCTCAGGGTTATGACTAGCACCAGGATATTCTCCCATAAGACCCATTGTTGGACCTGAGATAATACCACCATTAGCAAACTTTTTAGTTCCACCCATAGAGTCAGCAGATTTTGATAATCTACCTTTTACATAAGTACCTAAAGCAACTAAAGCAATACCTGCTGCAATAGCAAGTACAGGATTCATTGATTTTAAAGCAACCTTAATACCTTCAATAGCCAAACCTGTTCTTATCGCTAATTTACCAACTTGTATCAAACCCTCAGCCATTATGCTTAAAAAATTATTCATTAATTCTTTAATTCCTCCACCACCGCCTGAAAGCATTTTCCCTAAACTTTCTCCAATGGCTACAGCCATATCTTCTAAAGTTTTACGAATTATGTCATTTAAGCTAGTATTAAAATTTTCTAAAGGATCAACTAATCCATCAAGCTTAGCTTTTGTATTAGATAATGCTTCATTTAATTTTAGCATAGCTTCTGCTCCACCAATACCAGCCATTCTTAAAACAGCTAATTTTACAATAGCTTCTTCTAATGCTTGTTTTTGAGCTTGATAATTACCTCTGTTTGCCCTTATAGAAGCATCAGCTTCAGTTTGTATTGCTTTTATCCTTTGTTCTGTAAAATAAATTGATTTATCTGTTAGTTCTTTATCAGACCTTTCTTTTTCATCTTTTTCTTTTTTTAATAAATCTTGCTTTATTAAAAAAGTTTTCTTGAATAAATCAGCTATTGTATTTTGATAAAATGATTCTTCAATAATACCCTGATTATACCATGCAACTAAATCAGCCATGCTTTTTTGAAGTAACATAACTTTCTTTTGGTCGTTACCTTCAGCGTATGATAATTGATTATCTAAATTATCAACAAATAACTTTTGTTCTAATTGTAAAGCATCTAAAAAATCTTTTGAATAAGTATCTTTTGGTGCTTTTTTATCTTTACCAACTTTAGTTTCTTCAACTTTACCAAATTTTGCACTAAGTTCAGTTGCCTTAATTAATGATTCAGAATATTTATTTGTTAAATTAGTTAATTCTGTAACATTTTTACCTTGTTCTAATTCAATATCATATATTTCTTTGTTAACACGTCTTAAGTCTTCGTAAACATCTAATAAATCTCTTGATTCATTTGTTTGCTTTCCTCTTACTTCTGCTGTTAATTTTTGTCTTATTAAATTTTTATCATCAAGTCTTGCTTTAATTTTATCACTTTCAATAATATTATTAGCAATTTGATCTGAATATTTTTGTGCAACAGCCATTTGTATAAGACTTTGAATATAGCCATCTACACTCTCTTTAACAGCTTTAGTATTAATATTTGCTAATGTTAATTTTTCATTATGTTCACCATATAATGTATTTGCTTGTCTAAGTGCTTCATTTCTTGTTTTATCACTTAATGTTGCATTTCTAGCAATTTCTATGTATTGATTTAATAAATATCCTTGTTGTAAAGCATTTTGTTTACTATTTAATATTTCATCATTTAAACTAGCTTGTTCTTCTTTTAATTTTTTTGCAGATGCTGCACTTTTTCTTAATGCTTCATCGTAAAATGTAAAACCAGCAATAATTGCAGAAAATGCTAAATAAGCTACACCACCTACACCAGCAAAACTTCCAATTAATGCTGGTAAGTTATTTTGTATTGCCCTAAATCCAAAAGGTAAATCTTGTAGTATCAAAGCAAATGCTGTATACTTTTGATTATTTTGTTTCAAGGAGCTAGTTTGAGCATTAATTGTTGCTGTAGTCTTATTAGTAGCTACTTGAGTTTTTTCTATAATTCCATTTAATGAATTAAAATTTTGGGACAAAGTAGCAATAGCTGCAATTTCAGGATTTACACCATTTGCAACAAGAGATAACATATTATTTTGAAGTGCTTTTTGTGCAGCAGCTGCTTGTTTTGAAGCAGGACCAAATACCAAAATAGCAGCTTCTAGCTTCTTAGCATTTTTTTGAATATTATCAGCAATTTTCTGAAACTCTTTATCAGTTCCATTAAATTGACCAATCATCTGATATAAAGCATCATTAACCCCTTTAAAGTCGAGGTTTAATTTTAAATCTACTTGATTATCTGCCATTATTCTATTTCTTTATATTATCGTATTTTTTTAAGACCTCTTGAAGTTCCTCAGGTGTCATCACCCTCTGCTTTACAAAGTTACGATTATCGCAGTCAAGTGGCAAAAGCTCATGTGGTTTAATCTTTTTACCTTTTGGTAGTTGTATGTTAAGCAAAATTGTAGTTTGCCATCTAGTCTTTAACCACTCTTGTTCTTCTTTATGACGATAACCATACCAAACAAAATCTAATTCAGCCATCGTCATATCCCAAAACAAATGGGGAAGCACTTGGCACTCCCCCATTGTATATCTTTCAATATCAATCCACTCTAATTTTTTTTTACACCGTCTTTTGCAGCTTTCTTATTAGTAGGTTGTTCAACACCACTATTCATACTTTCAGCAAGAGCAGCCATAACATCTTGGAACTTCTTACTTCCTAATCCACCCATATCATCGATCCAGTCACATATTTCTATGTCCGTAAAGCTTGGAGTTATCCCTTGACTATACAATGGATACTCTGCTGCAGCTTTTAGCAAATTAGTAATAGCGTCTAACGATTCATTACCTGATAATGCTTCCGATATGTCTGATGGTCCAATACCTTGTAATTGACAGAATCTTTTTAAAGACCATGTACAAAACCTCATAGGTATCTTAGTCCCATCGCTTAGGGATAGTTCAAAATGTCCTCTCATATTTTGGTGTTTTTGGTGTTGTTATTAGTTAGTAGCTTGAGTTAATACTCCTGTTCCTGTAAAAGAAACTGAATATGTCGCTGGAGATTCCATATCAGCAGTAACATCTAAACTCTCTATATAAGCTTCACCACTCCATTTTAAATCACCTGTAACTGGAGTGTTGCCAGAAACTGTAGTAAACATTACTGTTACTTTGGTTCTATTAAAAATAGAACTATAAATATCACCTACAACGAAGCTTGTTCCTGTAGGGTCTACTGTAGCAAGACCATCTGTAGTTAAAGACCAAGAACGCAAACCTGCGATTTGATCAGCCCATCCACCACTTGATTTAGTTGTTGAATCTGGTAAGTCAGCACTTACTGATAAAGAGCAAGATGTAGAGTGAGCTACAACTTCAGTTCCTACTAGAACTACTAGGTTTGTACCGTTAAAAATTCCTGTTGTTGGCATTTTATTTTATTTTAATTTTTTATAATATTTGAGTTACAAAATGTTCCATTGTAATTACTCTTCTAAAAATATAAGCTTCATCTACATAGTCAAATGTAGCAATATTGCTTATCATCTTACGAGTAACTATTTTAAAGTCAGGAGAAGCACTTGGGTAATCTGGCACATTAACGCCTATGATCACTAACAATTCGTTAGCCCACTGGTCTACCGATTTCTGCCCTACTTCACCTGACTT